GTCCTCGTAAAATCGAAATCGGTCATTACGAGGAATTAACAAATGACACAGACACTAAAGAGCTTCTTACAGAAGCTGATTAACAACTATCAGATGGCTAAAGCAATTAAAGAAACTGAAAACGAGTTGCGTAAGCTAACTGATAAAGAACTAAACGATATTGGCATTAGCAGAAGCGAAATCTATGCTATTGCCAGACAAGACGCTGATATGAAAAGATCTGAACTCATTGCACCATTTAATCCTAATTTGAAAGGGTTTGTGTGATGTTCTATGTTGAAAGCGTTACTATTGGTCGTCGTTCTTTTTTCTCCAGAATCTGGCAGAGGTTTAACACCGCCTGCGAGATTATTGGATATAGCAGAGCAGCAACACATCTCGCTTCTCTTGGATTCTATAAAGAATCTAAAAACTGTATGATGCAGATTGCTAAGCTAAAAGATAATAAATAAAATTAAGAGGGCTTCGGCCCTCTTATAGCACACATTACACGGAGGAACTATTATGTTCTCAACAGACTATCTAACAAACGTATGGATCGATGCGATCCAAAATGCAAAAACAACTTGGGTTAATACTTGGGTTAAAGATGAAGCAATGAGTGAACCTTTGCATGCATTTATTAAAACACAAACTGAATTCACTAAAGAAGCAGTAAAACAAACCACAACATTTGCAAATGCGGCTGGTGAAGCAATGGCTAAGGTAATTAAATAATGGCTAATAAAAACCCTTTTGAAATCCGTGCTGATATGTTGGCTATGGCTAAAGATTACCTGGATCAACAATATCCGATTAATATGGATTTTGTTCGTAACTTATATGACCAAAACAAAGCTACTGTTGAAGAATTTCAAAAAGCTTGTGAACCATATTCTATCGAAGAAATGATGAAGAAAGCTCAAGAACTATATTCATTCGTATCTAAAAAAGAATGAAGTGGCTAATCTTTTTTACTATGGCTATAGCCGATCCGTTTGTTCTTACTAGCCCATTACTTCATTTCGAATCAAGAAATGAATGCGTTGATTATGTTAACGATCCTTCGAATGCGAGCACTCTTGCTATAGAAGTAATTGGACATGCTGGATTTAATGATACAATATTACAGGTCGGATGTATGTCTGAAGATAAAGTAAGAGAGATTCTTGATCTAACTATTGACACATAAGAAAAGAGGCGCTTCGGCGCCTTTTTTGTTTACATTTCCCTTAAAACGTGATAGAATAAACACATCTGTTGGAGGTTTATTATTTGTCATTTTATACGTCAGTAAATCGCTATGGGAATCAAATCCTATATTGCGGTTATAACGATAATGGTGTTCGGGTCGAAAAGAAAATAAAGTTTTCACCCACACTTTTTATTCCAAGTAAAAATAAAAATACCGAGTGGATGGCTCTCGATGGAACTCCTGTAGAACCTATGGGATTTGCATCCATGAAAGATGCTCGCAATTTTATTGATCAATACAAAGATATTGATCAATTTAAAGTTTATGGTAATACAAATTATATTCATCAATGCATTACCGATATGTTTCCGAATGAAATTAAGTTTCGTCCAAGTCAAGTTAACGTGGTTAATTTCGATATTGAGGTGGCATCCGACGATGGATTCCCAAAACCCGAAGAAGCTTTGCAACCTATTATTTCTATTGCTCTTAAATCAAGTCAATCCTCAATATATCATGTGTGGGGTTTAGGCGATTATGATTATGAAAAATGCTCTATCGATATGCGTGGCGATCTTATCCAATATCATAAATTCGATACTGAAGAAGCTCTATTGGCTAGCTTCCATAAGTTTTGGTGTGATAACCGGCCAGACATCATTACTGGCTGGAATAGTCGTTACTTTGATGTTCCTTATCTTATTAATCGCATCGCGCGCATTGGAACTTGGTCAGCAGTAAAACGTCTTTCTCCTTGGAATTTGGTTAATGGTGTTAACAATCGTGGTAATCCCACTGCTGATAGTAAAGATTTATATGAACCTACTAATGCTTCAGAATATAATATTATTGGTATTCAACAAGCCGATTATCTCGAACTCTTTAAAAAGTTTGGTTATTCCTACGGTGCTCAAGAATCTTACAAGCTAGATCATATTGCTTATGTTGTTCTAGGCGAAAAGAAATTGTCATATGAAGAACATGGTAATTTGTATACGCTTTATAAAGAAGATCATCAGAAATTTATCGACTATAATATTAAAGATGTTCAGCTTGTAAATCGTATCGAAGATAAGATGGGTTTGATTCAGCTGGCTCAGACTATGGCATATCGCGGAGGTGTGAATCTATCGGATACTTTTGGTACTACAGCTATATGGGATTCTATTATCTATCGCGAGCTTAATAAAAAGAAAATAGCTTTACCGCCTAATGATGAAAAATTCAAAACTCCATATCCAGGCGGTTACGTAAAAGAACCACAAGTTGGCCTACATGATTGGGTTGTGTCTTTTGACTTAAACTCTCTATATCCTAATCTTATTGTACAATACAATATGTCGCCTGAAACTCTTGTGGCGCAAACTGAAAGATCTGGCGTTGAGCATTATTTAAATTCTTCTGATAAAGTCACATCGCAATATTCTGTTGCCGCTAATGGTTCAACTTATCGTAAAGATTTTCAAGGCATTCTTCCTAAGATTATTGAGGCATACTATGCTGAGCGTACAGAAATTAAGCAAGAGATGCTTAAAATTGAACAAGAATATCAAAAGCAAAAATCAATTGAGTTAGAAAAGGAAATAAACCGACTAAATAATCGCCAGATGGCTATTAAGATTTTGCTTAACTCACTTTATGGCGCGCTAGGCAATAAATACTTCCGTTACTTTGATATGCGTATGGCCGAAGGTATTACTTTATCTGGCCAACTTTCTGTAATGTGGGCTGAAAAAGCCGTCAATAAGGAGATGAACAATGTCCTCAAAACCAAAGACGTCGATTACGTTATTGCAATTGATACTGATTCTTTATACATTAACATGGGTGGTCTCGTTGATCAATTCAAGCCTGGGGATCCAGTAAAGTTTTTAGATTCAATTTGCAAAGATCATTTTGAAAAAGTTCTCAGTAAAGCATATGCCGAACTCTTTGAAAAGATGAATGCTTATAAACCACGCATGGAAATGGGCAGAGAAGTGATTGCTGATCGTGGTATTTGGACTGCCAAGAAACGTTATATTCTAAACGTACATAATTCTGAAGGTGTTCAATACGCCGAACCTAAACTTAAAATTATGGGTATTGAAGCTATTAAATCTTCGACTCCTGAAATTGTACGAAATAAATTTAAACAAGCATTTAAGATTATCATAAGCGGTAATGAATCAAATACACAACAATTTATTACAGACTTTTATAACGAGTTTCGTTCTCTTCCACCTGAATCTATATCTTTTCCACGTGGCGCCCGTGAAGTGACTAAGTGGGCGACAAAAAAAGGTGAAAAAATCGCATATAAAAAGGGAACGCCTATTCACATCCGTGGCAGTTTGTTGTATAATAGACTTATCGATAAATATAATTTACATAAAAAATATGCTAAAATTCAAAATGGCGAAAAGATCAAATTCTGTTATTTAAAAACGCCAAACCCAATTAATGAAAATGTAATTGCGTTTCCAGATTATTTGCCACAAGAATTCGGTCTAGCTAAATACGTTGATTACGACCTGCAGTTTTCAAAAACATTCAGTGATCCGTTAAAACCTATTTTAGATCCGACTGGATGGTTTATTAATTATGACAACTCAAACACGTTGGAGGATTTCTTCGTATGACAAGTTGGTTAAAGAGATTATTATACGATAAGTATGAAGTAACAATATGGTTCAATGAAGACGGCAATAAAACTAAAAGCTTCTTTGAATTATCTGAACTAAATAAAATCGATCAAACATCTTTGCGCGGTAGGGATATGGATGGTCGTAAGATTAATATTAAGACTACCGAAAAATTTGATTATCAAGTGAGGAAAATATACTAATGAGTGATTGGGCGAACGACATCTATATGATGCATAACAAATATGGCGTACGTGAATGGTTTGAACAAAATAAAGATGACAAAGAACTTATGCGAAAATATCTTATGTTTCGTATGCTAATGATTAATGAAGAATTACATGAAACTCTACAAGCAGTGAATACTGGAAATTCAGAAGAAATTGTTGATGGTTTAATTGACTTATGTGTTTTTGCTATTGGTACACTTGACGTATTCGGTGTAGATGCTAATAAAGCATGGGATGAAATCTATCGTGCTAATATGGATAAGAAAGCCGGCGTAAAACCAGGCCGACCAAATCCATTTGGTCTACCAGATTTGCTCAAACCAGGTGGATGGCAAGGCCCCAATCATGAGGATAACCATGGCGATCTCTCTTACGCTCTTTAAATCTTTATACGATAATAAAACTAATAAACGTATGGACTTTGAGAATTGGCAACAGTTCTCAAAGCTTCTCTTTACTTTATCTGAACAACCATTAAAGGATAAGAAAGATGCTCAACTTATTTCACCGGCTGTTTATCAAACTGGAACCACTCGCGCAAACAAAAATGTATTGGCTTGGGCAGGTTGGGCTGCTATTGATGTTGATGATCATGAATTTAAAGGAAACCTAAAAGATGAACTCTATGACCGTTTTGGTCATTGGACTTATGTTTGTTATAGTACTGCTAGCAGTACGGATGATTTCCCTAAGTTTCGATTGGTATTTCCACTTGCTAGTCACGTTGAACAAGATAAGATTAAACACTTTTGGTATGCGCTCAATACCCACATCGGTTCGATGGGAGATAAACAAACTAAAGATTTATCTCGTATGTATTACATTCCTGCAACCTATAGTGGTGCTAACAATTTCATTTTTTCTAATGATGGCGGCGAATTCGTTGACCCAATCGCGCTCATGGCAAAATATGAATTTACACAAAAATCAAGTAAAAACTTTATCGATAGATTACCTGAAGCCTTACAAAAGCAAGTTCTTGAACATCGTAAATCAAAACTAGATAATACTAATATTGTATGGACAAGTTATCGTGATTGTCCGTTTTGGCCACAAAAATTAGCTAGTGAATATCAGGTTATATCTAATACTGGTTGGTATCACAAAATGTATCAAATCATGGTTGCTATCGCAGCTAGAGCAGTTGAACGGCAGTATCCTATTAATTCAAATGAGATAACTAATTTGTGTCGCGAGTTTGATATGGAAACCGGTAATTGGTATGAAAATCGACCAATGGATGTAGAAGCAGATCGTGCTTTAGAATATGTTTATAAAAATGTCTAAAATCGTTTTAGTTACTGGAGGATTTGATCCTATTCATTCAGGCCATATACATTATTTAAATGATGCAAAAAAATTAGGATATAAACTAATAGTTGGTTTAAATTCTGACGAATGGTTAATTCGAAAAAAAGGAAAAAACTTTCTTTCGATTGAAGAACGTAAGATTATTGTTGAGAATTTAAAACCAGTTGATTATGTTATAAGCTTTAACGATGAAGACGGATCGGCGTGTGATGCTATAGAAAAAATATTATCTGATACTTTGGATACTGTAGTATTTGCTAACGGCGGTGATCGAAATAATCAAAATACACCAGAGTATAGAAAATATAAAAAACATCCTAATGTTGAATTTGTATTTGGAGTTGGTGGAAATAAAATAAACTCTTCAAGTAAAATTTTAGCAGATTGGCAAAATAAACGTGTACATATGAAAAGGAATGTGGTATAGTAGTCCTAAAAGGAGGACAATATATGTCAGATGTATTAGATAAATTAAAACAAAAACATACGGTTAAAACAAAACCAACCCCGCCCGATTTGTTAGAAACATACGTATATTTAGCCGAAAGGCAGCTTGAAGAATGTAAAGCTGCAACTAAAGTAAATCCAGAAATAATTAAAACTATGGCTGGAAATGAAGGCGAAAGAATAATTGCTAATTTAGTAAATGGTAAAGTTGTATCTCGTGAATTTGATGTCCTTTCTATTGATGGAGCTAAACTTTCTAATGGCATTATTATAAGAGAAGGCGATAGAATAGAAGTAAAAACCGCTATTTACCAAACTAATGGAAGTATTACCGCATATAGTCTTGATAGTAAACAGAATGAATGCGATTTTGTTGCATTGGTAGATATGACTAGTGGATATACTAATACTAGAATATCAATTATTCCATCAGATATATTTTTCGATGAAGGTGAATTTAATCAACATAAAAATAAACTAAAAGAAAGATTTTCTTGGAGTGGAAGCTATAATAAAAGTGATAATAAAAGATTTGTTAATACTCAGTTATTTGAATGTTATGAGGTGAAAAATGAAAGAATCAATTAAAGTCTTGCAGGAGTGTGCAGAATTACAAACTAAAAAAGGTAATGATTACCAAAATCCTAATTCTCGTATTAAGCAAGCA